GTTCTTAACCGTATCGCTCGCTTGATGGATCAGCAGAATGTTGATACTGAAGGCCGTTGGTTCGTAGCTGACCCTGTCTTCTACGAAATCTTGATGGACGAAGAGTCTAAGTTCGTTAACGCTGACTTCGGCGGCGGCGAAGAAATCCGTAACGGCCGTGTAGGCGAAGGCTTGATCCGTGGGTTCCGCGTGTACAAGTCTAACAACCTACCTTTCGTCGGTACAGGCGCGGGCACTTCTGCTTCTGCGGGTTCTGAAACTAACTTCGGTATCCTCGTTGCAGGTCACGATTCAGCGGTAGCGACTGCTCAGCAGTTGGCGAAGACTGAGTCTTTCCGTGATCCTAACACCTTCGCAGACAAGGTTCGTGGCATGCAGTTGTATGGCCGCAAGATCCTTCGTCCTGAAGCTCTGTTCACTGCCAACTACAACTTGGCGTGATGATACTGGGGGTACCTCCTTTATGGGGGTACTCCCTTTTCATTTACCTGCTAGAGATTTAACGACGTGTCTACATTCATTGACCTTACAAATCAGCTACTTCGTCGTCTCAATGAAGTAGAGATCGCACAGGCTGACTTTGCGGGTGTACGCGGCGTTCAGGCCACAGCCAAAGATGCTGTCCGTAATGCGATAGCTAAAATAAACCAAGCAGAATATGAATGGCCGTTCAATGCGGCTGAACACACACAAGTTCTCGCTGTAGGTCAAGAAGAGTATTCTTGGCCTCAGTACTTTAAGACTGTCGATTGGAACTCATTTAAGATTGAGAAGAATGACAGCCTTGGCATTACGACTACCCCGCTGTCTTTCATTAGCAGAGACACTTACTATCGGGATTACCGTCCGTTTGATGACGACGCAGGGGCACCGGGACGCGGTCTACCTGAATACATCTTTCCGTCTCACGGCAACGGGTATGGCGTAAGCCCTTCCCCGGATCAGGCGTACACGCTCAAGTTCCGGTATTACATGAATCATACTGACCTCGTCGCCTATAGTGATGCCACTCGCATCCCTGAGACGTATGACAACATCATCATCGAAGGCGCTTTGATGCAGATGTATATGTTCCGGGATAATATGGAATCCGCAGGTATCTCCGCTCAGCTTTTCCAGCAGGGTGTGAAAGAGATGCAGGGTATTCTAATCAACCAATATGGTGAGATCCGAGATACACGGATTCTACGCCGACGTAGGGTATACGGCTAATGCCAGATCGCATTCAATCCTATAAGGTCATTTGCGGCGGTGGATTGAACTCAAACGAGAACCATCTGGATCTTGCTGAGAACAATCCCGGATCGGCTACCCGTCTCGTTAACTACGAGATTTCTTTGTTTGGTGGCTACCGTCGCGTTGAAGGCTTTCAGCCCTACGACGAAGTGCATCAGGAAGTAGATCCTGACAACGCTGAAGGCCGGATCTTAATGCTGTCTGTCTTCAAAGACGACACATTGAATGAGACAGTCGTTCTAGCGGCCCGCAAGGTTAAGAAGTTTGCCTACACCGCTGTGTTCGGGCAGACGGCCTTCACAGGCACCGATAACAATTCTCGGGATGCAGACCTCCCTGTCGCCAATGACGTACACGTCTATAAGAACGGAGAGCGTCTGTATCGGGTCACTGATTTCACAGTGTCAGGGAATACAGTTACTCTTGTAAATCCTGCGGCGGCAAATGATTTAATTGAGATCGACCCTAACGAGTACACGTTTTATAGACATGCTCCCGGTGGCTGGACAGCTTACACACTGGATCACAGCGTACGCAGAAGCACAATTACAACACTGGGCACACCAGTAACGAAGATCCGCCATGCGACGTTCAACTTCGGAAATGGTAATAAGATCGTTTTTGTGGATGGCTCTAATCCTGCCATTGTGTTTGATGGTGATCACTGGGACGAGCTATTAACATCCGGGGACGGATCATCCGACCAAAATGGATCGCATGCTCCGGGCGGTGATCAATGTCTTGATGCCCCTTCGCTTGTAGACATATTCGAGAACCACCTATTCCTTGGGGGTGATCGTTTAGCTGAGGCGACGATGGCACACTCCGCACCAAATAACCCGTATGATTTTACAGCGGCTAATGGTGCAGGACAGATTGCAGTAGGCTTTGACGTAGTACAGTTTAAGCCTTTCCGAGACGACCTATTCGTATTCGGTAACAATGGCATTAAGAAGATCAGTCCTGACGTAGCGGCTGGTTTCGTGATTGACCAAGTAACCTCTAACGTGGGCTGTATCGCCCGAGACAGTGTACTGGAGATTGGTGGTGACTTGGTATTTCTTGCTCCTGACGGGCTTCGTCCTGTGGCTGGTACTTCTCGTATCGGTGACGTTGAGCTTGAAACAATCTCTAAGCCAATTCAGCAGTTACTTACGGACTTACCGAGAGATTATGACCTCGACACACTAAACGGTGTAGTCATTCGTTCTAAGTCTCAGCTTCGTTACTTTATCGGTGACGATGATACAGACACCCGGGACAGCTTCGGTATTATTGGCGGGCTTCGTTCCGCTGACCAGCGCCTCGGCTGGGAGTTTGGCGAATTGATCGGTATCCGGGCCAGTGCAACAGCTTCTGCCTATGTAGGGCGCCAAGAGCTCGTACTGCACGGTGATTACAACGGTAAGGTGTACCGTCAGGATCAAGGCACAACATTCGATGGTGAAGACATCCTCGCCATCTACTCAACACCTTATTACGACTTCGGGGATACTGAAGTTCGTAAGACAATGCGGAAAGTGAATACATTCATCCGCGCAGAAGGCCCCCTGACCGTTAACATGGCTGTTAACTACGACTGGGACGACCCTACTACAGCCCGCCCATCTTCATACTCTCAAGAGAGTAAGGGTGCTCCGGTTCGATACAAAGGACGGAACATCAACTACGGCGGCCTCAACATTAACTACGGTGGTAACGAAAAGCCGATTATCACCACTTCAGTACAGGGCTCTGGGTACGCGACACAGCTTACCTTTGTGACGCTGGGTGATTTCAACCCATACAGCATTCAGGGCATCGTGTTCGAATTCAGTATTGCAGGAAGACGCTAAATGGCAGGGTATACTCGACAGTCCGTAGCTGACATCGTAAACGGTGCGAATATCACTGCACCGCCGTTGAACGCAGAATTTAACCAGTTGGCTAATGCCTTTGGGGCGGGCGGCCATACTCACGATGGGTCTTCAGGTAACGCTCCTAAGATTGACTTAACCACATCTGTTGCTGGGTATCTTCCCGTTGTTCACGGTGGTGTAGGCGGACGCAACAACACGTCGGCTACGGCAAACCCTACAAACTCAGATGATTTTAATGGCGGCTACGCTCCCGGTTCCATTTGGTTGAACACGGCGAACGGCCGTCTTTTTGTATGTGTCACTAATACAATTAACGGGGCTATCTGGGTAGAAGCTCTAGGCATTACTCCAAACAATCGTATTACACCTGAGTTCAATAGTACGGTAGACTTAGGTTCTTCGACTTACCAGTTTAAGGATCTATACATTGATGGTACGGGTTACATCGACGCTGTTAGCGGTGATACTCTATCTCTTACTTCTAACGCTTCTATTGGTGGCAATCTCACTCTCACTGGTAATCTCGTTCAGTCAGGCAATGCTTCAATTGTTGGAACGGGTTACTTTGGCGGGAATGTCACTGCTAACGCAGATCTCGCAGTCAACGGAACGCTAAACGCGGCAGGGGACGTTAACCTCGGTAATAACACCGACGACACTGTTACGTTTATCAGCCGAGTAGACTCCAGCATCGTCCCCTCTGCCGACGGCACTTACAACCTCGGCTCTGCTGATAACGAATGGCAGAACCTGTTCATCGACGGTACTGCTGAGATCGATCAGCTTAATGCGGATCAGGTAGACATCGATTCCGGCTCTATCGACAACACTGCTATCGGTGCTGGTACTCGCTCATCTGCCGCCTTCACTGGATTGACCGTAGACGGCACAATCAACTTTGCAGGGGCTACAGTATCTAACCTTGGCTCAGTCACTACTGCCGACATCAACGGCGGTACGATTGATGGCGTTACTCTACAGGCTACTATCGCTGACGTAGACAATATCCGTATCGACGGCAACACAATCATTTCTACCAACACCAACGGTAACATTGACCTGACGCCGAATGGCACAGGCGAAGTGAATATTTCTAAGGTAGACATCGAAAGCGGTACGATTGATGGTACTGTCATCGGTGGTGCCTCCACTGCGGCAGGTAGTTTCACTACACTTAATGCTTCCGGCCTTGCCACACTTGCAAACGTAGACATTAACAATGGCGCGATTGATGGCACAATCATTGGCGCGAATAGTGCCGTAGCAGGTACCTTCACTACGCTTACCTCTACCGCAGGTATTACTGGCGATCTGACTGGTAATGTAACTGGTAACGTCACAGGTAACGTATCCGGTAACATCACTGGTGACGTCACAGGCGATCTAACAGGTAATGTAACAGCCGATTCAGGAACATCTACGTTCAACAACGTCATTATTACTGGCGGGTTGAACATGGACGCTACTACGTCTGCAACGATCACTAACCTGAACAATCCGACAAACCCACTCGATGCGGCTACTAAGAATTACGTCGATACCAATGACGCCCTCAAGCTGAACCTCGCAGGAGGCTCTATGACGGGCAGTATCACCATGACAGGTGGTACCACAGTCACTGGTGTCCCAACGCCTGTTAACGCCTCTGACGCGGCCCCTAAGAGCTATGTAGATAGTGAAGTAGCGGCCCTTGTGGACGCGGCCCCCGGAACTCTAGACACATTGAATGAGCTTGCGGCGGCTATCGGTGACGACGCGAACTTCAGCACTACGATCACTAACTCGATTGCCACTAAATTGCCACTAGCTGGCGGCACTATGTCTGGCAATATCAACATGGGCGATAGCAACACTATCACCAATGTACCTAGCCCAGCGACAGATTACCAAGTAGCCAACAAGGTCTACGTCGATGCCCAGCGCGATACCCGCCTCTCTCTGAATGGCGGTACGATGTCAGGTGACATCACGATGGGTACGAATAAGATCTTCACATCGACTACACCTGCCACAGGCCCTGAACTCACCAGTAAGACGTATGTAGACGCCCAGAGAGACACTCGCGTAGCGAAGGCAGGGGATACCATGTCTGGTGCTCTTGCGATGGGCTACCTCTGCGGCGGCTACCTCAGCCTCGGATGCCCTTGCAAGTGAGCAAGCGGCGGCAACCAGTGAAGCAAACGCTCTACAGTCTGAGCAGAACGCTCTTGCCTCTGAGCAGGAAGCGGCCAGCCTCCTTGATCAATTTGATGACCGTTACTTAGGCTCTAAGGCTACGGCACCTACCGTAGACAATGATGGCGACGCTCTCCAGATCGGGGCCCTGTACTTTAACTCAGACACTAACACCATGCAGGTGTACGGCTCGTCTGGCTGGGTACCTGCTGGTTCTTCTGTGAATGGTACGTCTGAGCGGTTTACCTTCACTGCGACAGCAAACCAGAACACGTTCTCTGGCACTGAC